CTTGAGCGTTCGACGCATTTGGCGAAAAACACAGTGCTGCTTTACCAGCATGATAACGCGTTGAATTAAAGCGAAATGAGATTTCGATGTCACATCGGAGATATTGAAAATTTTCCAGTTTACGTTTAAGAGCTGGAACAGTGATAAGAGAATTAGGAAAGTCCCACTTCTTGATTAAAGAGAAACGAGGATCGGAATTGGACCATGAAAATTGGTCTATCACGAAAGGTCGTTGCAAAAACTCTTCGATCGAGATTCGGTCAAACGCGTTCATTGGTTCGCGCGGCTTGACGAGAGCGGAAGTATCCCTAGACATTCCCTGTTGATCAGTAAATCCGGTGACTTCACAAACTTCACCCACAGTTTCGGACGCAAATGCATTGTCTGATTGGTTTATTATGTCATTAGTTGTAGCAAGCGATTTTACAAAGATAGCAACTGCTTAATTCACTATCCGAGATTCGAGTAGGTTTGGATTTAAAGAGGCACCGAACGTAAATACGCTTCCTCTTCCACGCTGCAGCGAACACAGTCCTTACTCAAGGGACTGCATAGGATCACACAGCGATACACCGTCTTCGATCGGAATTCCTTCTCCTCGTATACGGTGTAGGGTGTCAGAATACCCGATGAAAGGCATCCTCAAGGACGCGAGTCGACATGCTCTGGCCAGAATTGAATCCAGCCAATCGTACTCCTCCTTCCCGTGATGAACAATTTCCAGTAGTGCTGAACTGATGGTTGCAATCATGTTAGATTCGAGATTCTCCTTGGACTTCGCCCACAGGATACTCTCACAAATAACAGTCTTCTCCAACGGTGCCAGCACAAAGAAATCATCGATCACCCGAAATTTCCGTTTAAGATAGGTTAGTTCGTTTGCCGGAACATACTTCTCCTCGAACACATCCGTAGATTTGTCCGCTGAGGTATATTCGATGTCCATTGCCTTGAAAGTTTCCGAAACAGTAATCATGTTGAACCACGGAACCAAGTCCGAGACCGAAAGTACGTGATCGTCCCCGTATGCCGTGAATGAAATCAGTGAATAGTAATGAGTCAGAAGCATGGTTGGTGCGTGCACACGCCTAAGTTTTTCGAAGACGTAGCAGAAGAGAATTTCGTTTGCCAATGAGTTGAAAATTGATGTTCCAGGTGTTCCAGATGGCATCCCACCACTGGTTTGGTACACAACACGCCCTGCGATCCGCTTTGCCCCAAAGGCTTGGCGGAAAAGTGCCTCGCGTGCTGTAGCTTCAGGAGTCCCTTCATCATCGTAAAAATCGTTCACAATGTTGAGGACAGCCATCATTAGCTGAAATGGTACCCACTTGTCCCATTTGCCGTAGTCACCGGCGATGAAATTTTCGCTGTTAGCCGTCAATCGGCGGTAGAGGTCTCCCCACTCCTGTGAATGAGGGTTGATCCCCACAGCAGATCCAGATCGTGTTGCGTTTGACATGCAATGTGCTTGAAAGAAAGCTGTGTACTTCCGCATCATTAGTGTAAAGTTCAAAGGTCCTACACTAAATACTCGGGTGTTACCAGCTTTCGCCTTTGCTAGAGGTCTTCGTTCATCCTTCAGACAGTCGAAAAAGTAAATGTCTTCAGGAGAACCATCAAGTAGTGATTGCTCGTATTGTGTGAGTTCCGCATCAAAGGAGTCCGTGAGCCGAAGATCGGGCACTTCCCCTTTGATCAAATCAGTTTTCCCTTCTGATTTGCAAGTCAATTTGTATGGCCAGCCAGGTGATGTTTTCATGTTCACGGGTCGGATGTGCTTGTCACCGACGATACCGTTTACCGACTCTTCTCTGGTCAAGTTGCGCGGACGCTCCTTGTGTTCAGAATCAAGAGCAAATAAATTTCTCTTCACAATCTCCGTGGCGAGTTGCAAAATTTCGGTATCCATGTCAACATTCTGGCGGGCCATTTTCTTGACACCATTCCGCAGAGGGTCAACCCCAGCAGTCATCCGCAGCATGGCAGGTGCGGTGATGGGTTTGAACGTATCATACAGAAGGCTTGGCGTAATCCGTGTTTGCGTGTTTGTCCGTAGTACTAGTGATGGTGGTAAAGTGCCAATGATTTCGATGTTATCCGTGACGCACAATGGGGTTCCAGGCCCAAGGTTTTCTGGCGCGTCCTCAAGGTCACCCATGAGTGGATGTTCGACACACAAAAATTCTGGTTGAAGGTCAGCAGTCAGTCGTTCGATGATTTCCTTGGTGATGTGTCCGGCAACTCCAGTGCCCAGACTCCCAGCCATATGCATGCCCACAATTCGTGGTGTGTTGGTGGCATCCAATATGACAACAAGTGACCCACAGTCACCCGGGCGAGTATCACTTCGGTAAGCAAGTCCATTTTTCACGTGTTCAGAGATCTCCCCTGCATTGTCACCCCAGGTAAGCCCCTTTGCTTCCCTGAGATCATGCACCATGTGGCGGATCAGGTTCATACCTTGCCCATCAAAAGACGAAGGCACAAAAACCGATGCGTTGGATGGTATCTTGGCCTGAGAGGATTGCAAAAAGTTGCTGATATCGGTGTGATTGACACAGCGCTTCCTCGGGACCGCAATTATGCGGAGATCCTTGGACTTTTCGACTCTGTAGTTTTCCAATTCTGACATGAGTACAGTGAAGGTGCGATGGACGCCAACAAAACGAATTTCATCAGTATCCCGCACGTGTTCGAAAAAATGATTTGGCATGACGAAGAGATTCCCTTTCAGAAACCACCCATTGAGAGTGACCCCTGCACGATCGTTTGTGATGTTGTACTGATTTTTAGCCATTTTAGTCATTGCGCATTCCGCGGCACCAAAGCGTGATACTTCAGTTTCGAGAACTCCGTTTTTGCGACATTTGGTACACAAATGTGGATAAGCAAGACTTTCTTCCTTGGTTCGTTTCTTGTGTGTGTGCTTGAACTCAGCGCCGCACTTTGGGTTGACACAAGCATGCGTATGCTCAGTGCGCCCAACAGTGGGAAGTCCAATGTGGTCATGATCAAGGTACCGATATTCCTTCGGAATACCAACCGAGGCAGAGCCTTCAAGGTTGGTCGTGTTCCGCGCCTTCTTGCGGAAACCACGCGCTTGATCACCCGGATAGTGGCCTTCAGGAAGGTCAGCTGGAGCCGGGAAGGCCATAGCCCACAACTTCTTGGCAAACACCAAAAGGGTTCCAAGAGCCGCGGCACACCCAACAATGGCAAACATGGTTCGATGGCGATTCAGAAATTTCTGCGTACGCCGAATTTGTTGCCGCGCGGAAAGTAAAAATTGATCAGCTGCTGTTCTGGTCCTAAGTTTGATTGAAGCAAGTAAAGCGAGAATTTGAAAGAAATTAACTGACGAATGGAATTTGTTATAGCAATGTACATAAATTTCTCGAAATTTTTGGGTGATCCACCAAGGTGGTTCTTCTCCGTCTCCAGGCTGGTAGACACACGTGTCGTCTTCGTCTCCGTAACGTTCCTCAAACTCATTTCGAGGAAAGTAGGCGACACTTGGTCCAACTTCGGCTTGCAGGCCTTCGACGTATGGAGGAGCTACCCATGTAAATTCATCATTGTATGCTTGGATAAAATCGGCGTCAATGCCACAATCATCTTCAGTTACATTTCGACGCTGGACACCGCGATGTACGGCCCAGGCTTTTGATAATTTCCGAATCAATTCTTTCCAATTACACAGTGTGGTTTCATTCCGATTGGTTTCTACTACTTTAAAATCGTATGCGTCATATTCAAATGGCCGTGTTGCCCTCCTGGTATCAAACTTCCCATTGATCGACCATTCAGGTTTGAGATTCACTTCAATTTGGAATGCGAACCGTCTGCGCAAGGCGTCTGGTTCAGTGATCAAAGATTTGAGCATGGTGTCAGTTGGGAAAATGTTGCAATCAGCAACGACAATTTCCGAAGAAAAGAACATGTTGTCTTTCTTCTCGATACGCGCGCAATTAAGCGGCATAGGGACAACTTGTGCGCAGGAAATTAGTTCCATTGCAACACCTTGATTGATTGTGGCGTCGGTGGTTTGAAAGATATCATTGTAATACAGTACTTTTTGAGATCCATATCCGTCCCAGTAGGGCGAAGATGCGGCGCGCATGAATGTGTCTTGCGCAGGTACAAACTTTTCCCCACGTACACGATACAGTGCACTATTCAAATTATTCACCATGAGCGATTTTCCAACTCCCGGCTTACCCTGCAAAATAAATACAAAAGGGGCTTGACGGGCAGTATAATTTCCGTTCGCTCGGACAATTTCATAGATTCGATTGAAACGTCGGTATTTTTCCATGAAAATTTGCCAAAAGGGCTGGTTTGCATGTAGTTTTGATAATGTGTCAACCCAACCATCAGCTTCAGATTTGAGTGTGAAAATTTTGTTACGCATCGTACAATCGACACGTGCTAAATCAGGAATGGCCAGCATGTCTTTGCCGTCATCGAGTTCATCGACTGAGCGAATCCAACGGGCCACTTTTGGTATATTTACTTCTAAACTATCTAATTGTTGTTTTTCAGTTAATAAGAAATCACGTATGAATGTAAATGCTGTTGTGAATAATTTTCCGTAAAATTCTGAGATTGTACTACAACTACGAATCAATTTGGCTTTTTCATGTGTCGCCATGTTCTTCAGTCGGATATCCACCTCGGGATCATCCCGACCCAAAAACGCCTTCATAAGGAAGGAGGTCAATTGTACAACTAAATTTGTGTCCCCAGCCTCGGGGACGATTGGTCCAACTTCTTGCGTGTTTCCGAAAAATCGAGCAGTCTGGTCTGAGAGGGTTGCGAATAGCCCAGTAGCCTGATTGATCAGAAGTTGTGCAAGAATGGCATCAAAGCCAGCCGATACCA